ACCGTCTCCTTCCCCCGCGTTCCCGAATCAGCAAAAGAAAGGAGGCGATCGCCATGAGTGAAGTCTTCTGGAATTTTATTTCAGTCGTCGGAACAATTGGTAGCTTTATCATGTTCGTCAAATGGATGCTGTGCAGCTTGATTAAGCTGCATTGGCCCAGACAAATGAAATAACAAAAGACTGTCATTGATAAACTAAAAGCTGTCACCAGCAGCTTCGATTAATGCTCTCGCAAGGCGCCGGTTCACGTCGGCGCCTTTACAAAATATTGAAAGATTGTTTTATCTGTATCTTCTGTTTGTGAGTAATGTGGTATCTGACCAATTCTGATACGTTTGGACTGGTCTCTCTCCATGTTCAAACCGTGCCTGCCTGGCGGTACGATAAGCTTGCTCTGTCGCTTGCCTGTTCATTCTGCCAAGATAGTGCACGGCATCTCCGAAGATTTCGAACTGCCCTCTGCGATTGATGCCAGGATAAGCAGCAAAGTAATCGCCGTCAATTGTTTCAAAATTGTAGAAGTTTGGCCACTTCTCATGATCATCGTATGCTCGTTCGAAGATGCACTCAATAACATCGTCGATTGTATTTCCATAAGGCATATCGCCAACAATCAATATAGGCGTATTCGTATATCTCTTATCTTCGGTCATGCCTTCTGCAACGAAAGTTTTGATCTTCTTGGCGTCGGCGTCGTTCATCTGTCCTTTGACTTCTACGTATAGATCTCCATTGACACGGCCGGCGACATTGTGCAGCAGAAAGTCCGGCAAATAACAGGTACCGTCGCTGCATTTGTAACCCTGGCTTTCGTACTCCCAGACAACGCCGCATTCATCAAAGAATACAGCCCATCTTGCTTCAAGCCGTGAACGGAATCGATAGCCTTTATAGTACGTTTCAATCGCTTGTATCATAATCTTATCTTCCTTTACATCGCCCTGCGGCGCTCAAAGCCGCAGGGCGTATTTTTATTTTATTCAGCAACAGCTGTCACAATACCGGGCTCAACAGGCCGAGCCTGAGCATTATCCTGCGTCTGTGTAAACATAAACGGGTTCGGCATATTCAGCTTAGCAAGGTTGATCGCCGCGTTGATAAAACGCCCGCGGCAAGCCTTGCTGTCGATGACGTTCATCTGCCAGCGCTGATAGTTGTTGACCATAATATCGTAATACTGATAAGCAGCGTTCTCTTTGTCCATAGTAAGATCTCCTTATATTGTAATTATTGTGCCATGCGTGCTTTAGCACGCAGCAAGCAATAGTGCTTATGCACTATTGCGCCCATGACAAGTCTCCAAGATCCTCGATCTTCGACATCGTGTTCGGTTTACTCAGCATGTCAATAAAGCTCGTGCTCATCTTCTTAGGATTCGTCATAGGATTAGCTTCCTGGATAATCTTCCAACTGTCTTTAGCAAACGCGTTTCCTGCATAGTTGACAACAGCATCATAATTCACGCGCTTACCCAAAGCCGCCAAGACATCGTTGAAAAATGGCCAGCTCATATTGTCGATGTTGTCTTCGTTTGTTTCGCCAAGGTAAACTGCAATCATAGCCACGGCTTCGTCAAGGCTTAACGATTCGTTTCCTTGGCCGCCCGGTTTTTTGCCGCATCCTCTTTCTCTTGAATTTTATTGAGACGCTTAAAAATCTGAAGGATGCGTTCTATATCGCCAGTCGTCATTGAGTCGTATAGCCTGGCAACAAGCTTGCTGTTGTCGAACACAGCGATCAGGAAATCAAACACGACCTGATCTCCGTCACGCTCCGGATCAACAACGCCTTTGTCCCAAGCTAAGATGTCGGCGAGAGGATAGACTTCGAGAATATGATAAGCGGCGGCCGTACGGTTGCGCTGATACTTCAGCTTCGTCGGCTTTATTTCAATCGTCTCGCCGTTTATAGTAACGCAGTTTTCAGGATTCACCTCGACCGGCATTGCTTTATCAAGCTTCTTTTCTTCAGGTGTTTCCTTGAGCGCAGTATTCTCTTTCGGAATTACTTTTCTCTTTTTGTTTGGCGCCGGCTTTGGAACTTCTTCTTCTCGAACTTCCGGAACCGGCTTTTCTTCTGCGAGCATTACAGACACCTTCATTCCTTATGGTTTTAAAAAAGGGGACACTGCACAAGGCAGTGTCCCCTGATCGCGTATATTAGAAAGGACTGCCTTAATAACACCGCTTGCGCGGCTAAACCTTATATAGTCTTAATAAACGCTTGAGTATTTAATTATAATTAGGCAGCAACGTAGGCAATGCTGTACGCTTTGCCGTCGTCACGCTTCGGGTCCATCGTGGCCCAGGTGACGCTATTGGTCCTTATGTTCGGCGCGGTTCGCTACACCGCGCCCGTACTGTTGTACAGCTGCACATCACTGTGCAGAGCAGACTATATCACGCTCTTAAATTGAAGAGCCCTGCCATTTCGAACACCAATCGCTTGTGCTCTACTTCCTTCCGGAATAGTCGTTAGGCTTTTACATAACTCCAAACGTATCCACATGATTTTTGATTTCGTTTGATCGATTGGCTGATAGCTGCGCGGCAAACACCCATCACTTCTGCAGCCTCTTTAACAGATTTGTATATAACACCGTCATCTCTTTGAACTGGATGAGACGCTCTCTCGGACAATGCTTTTTTAAATGTTTCGTCGTGATAATGTTGTCCTCTAAGAGCTTCTCTAATCTTTTTCTTATGTTCTTCTGTTTGCTTTGACCCTAAGTTTGCTTCAAGAAGTTTCTTCATTTGCTCCGGCGTATTGTGTACTCCCCCGTAATTCGGATTATGTTCACCCTTCATACGTTCAGAAATAATTTTCTTTGTTGTCTCCGTATGATGATACCCGGAAACACCCTCGCCGCCAGCACAGTTGTTATAACCATACTCTTTCTCGGTGGTTTTATACTTCTTAATTAAGTCTTTTTCAGTTTGACAAGCTTTATCTTTGGTCAAACCTTCGTAAAGGATTATGTGATCAAAGTTATCCCATCCGTACTTTTTAATAGCTCTGTAAAAATGTACGTTTTTGGAATAACCTCTTCCGTTCTCCCATCTTTTGCCAGGATCTCTCTTCGTAATACCAATGTACTTTTTATCGTTAATCTTATTCACATGCATGTAGACAATATACGTTTCTATAATAAAACACGTCCTTTCTTGAGGACGTTTGGAATTATGCTTTTAGCACGGTAGGTTATCTCTTTTGAGACGTTCCCCGTTTAAGCAGGTTATTCAAATAATATTTCTATTATAGGGGCCTATATTACTAAGCCGCAGATTTGTAGCTTGTATCGAAACCGGGCATCTGTGACACGCGGCAGCGGTACACCTTCATGATAACGTAGCCCTTGATAGAGGCGTCAGTGCAGTCTTCGCCAGAGTTGTACACCGGCCACTTGAAGACAGCTTCGCCGATAGCGGAGGTCTGGTTGTCGATTTCGGCAACCTTCGCGTCGGACACGACATACTCGTAGGAAACTTCGATTTCGCCAGTGACGTCGTCGGGCAGGGTGATAACCTTCGCGGCAACCGAGAAGGTGTCGAGGTTGTCAGTATCTTCAGTGCCAGCGCCAGCGGTCGTACCTTCAACCATACCGCCAATGGAAATGCTATGCGCCACAGGCGTATTGGTGAGGGTGATGCTGTGAGAAGTAGCGTCGACCGTCAGATGCTCGGTGGTGTAGGTAGTATAGGCGGCGTCGGCCTTGAAGTTAGAACCATTCGCCAGCGCGAACAGGTCGGCGTTGAACTGACCGGAGGTCATGGAGATTTCCATGGTAGACTGACCGGGTAAGTACGCAACGGGGAACAGAGACCAACCGGCATTGATTTCGGTATACTGGACGTTAGGAGAGGCGTTCGCCTGAGTAATTTCGTCAAAATAGAAAATGCGGCCATCGCAACGACGGAACCAACCTTTATGTTCGGCATGATTCGCTACATCATGCCCGCGCAATTACGCGCAGCTGCACATTACTGTGCAGAGCAGATCATATCACCGTCTCAATGAGACGCTCACTTTTTCGGGATGCTTATCCCTACTCCCATCAGGGATGATCGTTAGGCTTTTGATTGGTTACATAATCCTATAATCGTAGAACAATCGTAAACAATCTCCAACCTTTTAGCACGGTAAGTTACCTCTAAAGAGGCTTTCTCCGTTTAAGTGAGTTGTTCGAATAGCATCACTGCTATAAGGCGCTATTAGTTAACGCGCGGAACGTCGGCAATGTACCCTTTGTACGCTGCAATATAAGTGCTCATTCAGAAGCACTTCCTTTCGAATTTATTTTTACCAACACAGATGACATATAAAGCTTGGAAACCTCCCACAGAATCCGCGCAAGATATATCAATGTGTGTTAATAAACACGCATAAAGCTGAAGCTGATACCGTATCTGCTGTATCCAATCGTACGGGTGCCGAGCTCGCCTTCGCCGGCGAGCCGGAACTTATAACCAGTACCTTCGATGAAATCTTTCTGCTTCAGCATTTCTTTAAGCCTGTCTGCAATCAGAACGGTTCGGTAAAGCAACCGATCTCTGTCTGCGTCATGCAGATGTTCTGTTTTCACATAGATATCAAAGTTAAGCAGATTCCGTTTCACGTCTGGGACATCAGTATCACTGTTTCCCATAACGCCGTATGTGATGCGGACGTCTTCATGCTCAACCAAGGTATTTGCGTACCCAGCTCTGATAAAGTATTTGTCAAAGAAAGTGATAATATCTGTGCCGTCAGGGATCATCATTAATTCTTTGAGTTTGTCATCTTTCCAGATGACCTTTCTGAGAATGGTGTTCCATTCTGAAATCCATGCTGATGGCATTAGTCCCACTTCCTTTTGATTAACATGTTTGGATAATAAATTTCTTTGAAAAGTTTATTTTCGTCTTCATTCAAGGCACCGAGATGAAACTCGATGTTGTACTCATTGTTGCCTTTCTTTTCAACTGAGCCCGTGACCTGAGACAAATCCGTCTTCTCTACGCGGCCCTCATAGTCAAGAATAGCAAGCATTTTATCCAACATGCCGTGCGCTTTTTCGTTGACTATATCGTCGATTCTTTTCATGATAGCGTCAGTGTTTAGCAAGCTCATTGAATACCACCCGCCGCCTTCTTTGCCTGCAGCGTAATACAGCCAAAGGCTTCGTCTAACGAAACACCAATCCGGTTGACGTCAACGATTTCAAAATACTCGCCGCCCCAGTTGAACCGATCACCGATGCGGATAAACTTCGTTTTATCGTTATACTGCACGGTGACGATCGTCAGAGCGTTAGGCGTAACGCCAGGAGTAGCAGAGATCGCGGAGTATTCCGGTCTGCCGTCATATCTGTAGCCGTTGGAAGGAAGGTTTTCAAACAGCGGCTTCCAGCCCTCTTCTTGAATCAGATAGCCTTCGTCATCTGTCTCTTCTCTGTAAAAATGCTCAACAGTCAGATACATGTTGCAACGTAAAGCCCGCGAGGGTGCGTTATTACTTTGCTCATGTACTTCCCAGTCAAGTATATAGATCCTTCCCTTTTCGTCTTTGACGATGTCTCCTTTACGGATGCCGCTATCGACATTGCAGCGGATATTCATGTTATTGTCCATGTTGGTATAACGGCTCTTGGAGGAGTCCGGGTACACTTCGCCTCTGACGATAGTGTCCACGTATCCGTCCAAGAACTGGTCATACCAATCATGATATACAATAAAGTCCATTACAGTATCTGGAATATCGTTGCTCAGAAATTCAGTAAAGTCTGAGGCCAACGTTGGCGGAATATAAAACCGTTTATTTGTGCCAGCCGGCACGTACGCTTTTGACATTGACCTCTCCCCCTGTGCTACTTAGCAGATTTGTCAACGATGTCCGCGATAAGATCAGACAGTTTGATTTCAGAGCAAGACACGCCCTTGTAATGAAGTGTTTTCGGAAGACGCCCAACAGCGTTGGCGATATCAAGCAGCTTATGACGGATCCTGCCGAAGCTTTGTTTAGCTTCGGCAGACCATTCATCCTTTTGCTTGCCGTCTTCCAGCTTATAAAAAGCATCCTCAACATCGAGAATAAGGCGTTTAATCTCGAGCTCGAGCATGCCAGTGTATTCATTGAACAGATATTGTTTACGATCAACGTGATCCATATTACGGTTCATGTAATCGATCTGTACTGTGAAGTCCTTATTCATACCTTAGCCTCTGTTTCCTTAAATAAAATTACCGACCAAAGAGCTTGATCTTCGTATTCTTGCCAAACAGCGAAGTGTTGAAGCTGATCACTACACGGTTTACTGTAGCCGGCGGATTGTTAAAACCGTTCCAGTTGTTATAGCTTAAGTTACCGACATTTGTGCCAACGCCGGTTGCGCCGTCGTACATTGCTTGCTTTGTGTGTGTTTCAACGAGCCATTGCTGTGGAGCGACCTGAACGCCGTAGATATCGGCATAAGTGAACCGGGTCGTGTCGAGACGATGGTTTGTGCTCACAGGCACATTGTTATCGCTGTCCGAGCTGCCAAGACTAACATTGAAATACTGAGCGCGGTTCTCAGAAGCGAGTTCAAACTCAGCCTGAATAAAGAACCCTTCGGTCAGGCTCAAACCGTTGCCGCTGTCGTCTTCGCTGATAACGATGGCCGAAACATCTTCGTCAAGCTTGATAGACTTCAACAGCGGGAACGCCCCGCCGCCAGTCACAACAGTAGAGCCACCACCGCCGGACGCCGGAGCGTACAGCTGCGTCGCCGTGCCGTTGACGGTGATCGTCGCGATGTTTGTGCCACTTGAAAGCCGCGGTGTTACTGTAACAGTAGACCCGCCGCCAGAACCATTGCTTGTCCAGTAGGTAGTGCCTTGGCCGTTCGTGGCAAGCACTTGCCCGCTTGTACCGGGGGTAGCCGGTGCGTCAAGCTTGCCGCTGATATCAACTGTGCCGCCGCTGCCATCGTCAATGATTTCAGGTGCGTACAGTGTCTTTGTCGTATTACCAACCTTGATCGTACCAATGGCCACGCCATTACTCAACGCAGGCGTTACTGTTACTTGTTCACCAGCCGGCGCGTAGATTGAGTGCAGCGTGTTATCGACCTTGATATTTGCAATCTTTGTGCCTGTGTTCGTCAAAGGTGTTACAACAACCTTGGACGCTTCTGGCACTTGCACCACAGGAGCATAGAAGGCAGTGCGTTTACTGCCAATCGTAATGCCGCCGATTTCAGTACCGGACTTAACGACCTGGTCAGCGGCGATAGTAACCGGATCACCATGCTCGTCAACAGCGCTGCCGCCGGCTTCGATTTCGTCGATGCGGGTCTGAAGCTGCGCCGCGTATAATGCGGCAGCATGATCTTCCGCATGAATCACAGTATATTCATTAGGCATATTGGGTTCCTCCTCTTAGTTCTGCAGGCAAACAAACCTGCTCATTTTATAGAAAACGATCCTGCGCTCATTCTCAAGCTCACCGATAGTGTCCTGTAAATGAGTGTAAGGTTTGTCAGCCGATGTGACGGTTAACGCGTCTGTGCTGTAGCTGACGATATTATTCACGTCAGATTGAACCTTTTTAAAGAATCCAATTTGCGCTGTCAGAAGAATGTACTTCTCTTCGTCGATCTCGAAATCGTAGTCAAAGACGTCGTTGCCTTTTTCGTCTTGAGTCAGATATTCTTTTTTATACTGGAAGGTTCGACCCGTATCGATGAACAGCGTTTTGATAGCGTTGACAATTAAGCGCTTATAGTCGCTGTCTGTCACAGGCTCAGGCGTACGCTGCCACCCGGTAGCATCCTTCACTTCGTCGATCAGATCATTGATGCTTGTCACAAGTCTCACCTCCCAAATTAAGTTAGCGCTGGTCGAGCCAGTCTTTGTTCGGCATCTTGCCGCTGAGAATCTTCAGCTTGCTCGCGGGGAGATCGAGCCCCTCGGCAACTTTATAAATAGCGTGCAGCTCGGCAGGATCGTCGATCGTAGACAGCCAGTCTTCAAGCTTCTTCGCGGATCCTTTCAGCGCAGCAATGATTTCGTCGTCACTTCTGTGCGGTACAACGTCTACGTCAATCGGCACATGCACCTTTCGCAGATCGACCTCATTGCCATCGTCATCGACGGGCACAAGCATCCTCTGAGAAAAGAATTTCCTGTCAGCACAGTTTGCTTCGATAAACGCAATATCGTTAGGCGTCAGCATCTGAAAACTGCCGGCCTTGATGTTGATACCGATATTCTGTTGAGTCACAACACCGATATCATACTTGCATTTATTGTATACTCGATATAATGTTTCAGTCATAATTAACACCTTTCTACCTTAAGAGCGAGGCCGCCCCATAAAGGGCGGCCTCGCGTTAAATTAACCGATCTTATAAGCGCCGATCGTAGGCAGCTTGCCGGTCACAAAGCCAGCACCAAACCATTGATCGAGGCGGATCTCGTAAACGAGATCGTCAATGTTCTGAGATTCAAACGCATTGACGTTGCCTTCGTTCACAACCTTCAGGTTGCGGGCATCGCCGGTCATGCCAGCGGGCAGGATGTAGATCCAGTCCACAGCCAGCACAGGAGTGGTCGTACCATCCTTGTACGCGTTCTGCAGCTTCATAACGTTCGCGCCCATATAACGGCCGATGAAGCCGTTGTTGTTCAGCTCGTCGATCATATTGTCAGACGGGCTCACGATCATGTTCTGGCCGCTGTAGCTCGCGAAACCAGTAATGCCAGACAGCTGACCAACCGCGGCCGCGTCACCCAGCAGGGTCACATTGCCCAGACGGTTGAAGTACGCCAGCTGGGCGTCCAGGGTGGCCTTGACCACGCCGGTACCGGTAGCGTAGAACGGGGAAGCATAATCGTCGATCGCGTCATGCAGCACGCCTTCGATCTTGGCGAGCTTCATGTTGGTCATTTCGCGGTTTGCTTCACGGATCAGGTCGGCCATGTTCACACGGCCGGTACGCAGATCCATAATGTTGATCGCGGGACGGGCAGAGATTTCAACGGTCTCCAGCGTCACCTGACGGTCAGCCACGTAGCTGCGGGCGGTTGTAGAGCCCTTGGCCTGGATATACGCCTTGATGCCGCCGGTCTTCACATTGAACGCGGCCTTGTCGCCATACGCAATGTTCTTAATGTCGGCAACATGATTGAGGAAATCCAGCTCGCCCTGCTGCAGATCGTTTACGGCGAAGCCGACAGTCTGCGCCAGTTGATGGCGATTCTGGGGAGAAGGATCCTTCACGAGTTCAGCAACGATCTCGTTAGCTTCCTGAACCAGGTTAGAATCAACGCGTTCGTTCTTAGCCTGAGCAGTAAGCACCTTTACAAACTTACTGTCTTTTGTCACATTAATATCAGCCATAGTTATCACCTCTCAGCCTGATTAACCGATCGTACCGTCAGCCTTGACGGAGTACTCGGTGCCAGCCACAGGGGTGCCAGTGACCATGTTGGTCACAAACTCTTCGCCGACCTGCAGCGGGTGAGCACGCAGGAAAGCGCCGTCCTTAGTGGCGTATTGGGTAGTATCATATTCGCCCTCGCCGACGTTCAGCTCGAAGCCGTTTTCGACGAAATACACGGGCGTATTGATAGCAGTCACGATAAAACGATAAGCAGGAATACCGTCATAGATAGCGGCAACTTCCTTGCACACAAACTTAGTATTGGCATTAGCCGCGGGCAGGACCATCTTGCCGGCGTCATCACCGGAACCGAGAGCAACCAGCGTACCGTTCTCGACGGGGGCGCCAGTGCCGTTAGTGAATTCGCCTTCATAGAGGTAGCCCTGCAGCTTGGTCATGTATCCAGCCATAGCTATCCCTCCAAAAATGCGTATTGCCGCCCAATCCGAAGGGCGGCAATACTCGATTGTTTATTTACTTACGCCGGATCAAGCAGCGACCACTGCTTGCTCGCCGGCTCGTTGTCAGACTCGAGCAGAGAATACTTTTTCACAGGCTGCTCAATTTCAGCCATGAAAGGGTTGACGGTTTCAGCAACTTGCTTTTCCCGTTCCGCAAACATGTTGCGGACATCATTGATGCCTTCCGTTACGGAAACTAATTCCTTGCGAAGCTCGGCAATCATTTCCTTCAGAGAAGCTATTTCATCTTCCTTCTCTTTGTCGTCTTTGCAGGCGGCCGTTTCTTCTTCTTGCTGTTCTTCCTCAGCGTAGGTGCGGGTAGTCGTCTCATGAACGTTGCGTTCAGAAACTTCTTCGCCGGTCTCAGTATCATAAGCGTTAGCTTCGTCAACTTCGACATGCGTTTCGGTCACGACAACAGCAGCTGTTTCTTCAGCGACAACTTCATCTGTTTCGGGTTTGACTTCAGCGGTTTGTTCCGCTTCCTGTTCTGTCACTTCTTCAGCGACCACAGTTTCAATAGGCTGTTCAGCCTCTTCATTAGGCATATCTTCTGCCTCCTTTGTCAGATCTTTGTTACAAGCTTCGATTTCGGCCACGAGCTGCAACGCTACGGCCTCGGGACAAGCAGGGAACGAAACGACACACATGCCTTCGAGATAATTGTCGTCCGCCGCGTCGATCAAGATCGTCTTGTCGTCGAGCGTCTCGTAACTCCCGCAGGCAATTTCAAAGCTGAACTTCAATGCGCCTTCGGCAAACAGTTCGCCAATCGCCTTGCATACAGCTTTGTTCCGTTTCAGAATCCTGGCGTATCCAACCAGCGCCTCTCCGTCGTTCTCTGTAGCAACAGACTCAAACTTATAAAAGCTTCCTATCATTGACGTCAGAAAGGTTCCGGTTACCGGGTTGTAACAATGACCCAGCTTTTCATATCGGCCTTGTGCCAAATTTTTTACATCTGCGCAAAGAGGCAGGCCAATATACTTGTCCTGATGTTCTACGATTTCCGAAAGGAATTCGTGCGTGCAGCGCACGCCGTTCAAGTTTGCTTCGGGTACAGTGAACAACGTTGCTTTCACAGTCATATACAGGTCAGAAGTTTGCAGCTCGGAGGCAGACGCTATGAACGTAATTTGGTTCATACGCATTTCTCCTTCATGCTTACACATACAGCAGTGGGAGATACTTTATGTGTTTGCACAGATATACATAAAGCCGGCCTCAATAGAAAGCCGGCGCTATGTCACAAATAATATGTAATATTCGTTACACCTCGGACCAGCCGTAGACCCCCGGCTCCCAGACATTATTGTCTACGTCAGAGATCCAGGTCTTGCCGTTGTGTGTAACTTTGTCATCCTTCATATAAGGGTTCGTACTGTCAGGCTGTTCCCATTCAGGAATCACATCGGGATCAGGAATCAGTACCTTCGCGAATAGAGAAGGCGCAGCCGGAGGCGTCCAAGCGCTCTGAGACGTGTGGGGCTGAAGAACCTTATATAAAACGCCATCGTAACGCACACGTTCGCCAATCGTCTTATATTCGTGTTCGTTCTTCCAGCTCGGGTACAGCTGTACCGCGTCAAGCGCGTCTTCGTCGCTCAGAGATATAGCCGCCTTCTCGATATAAGAACGCAGCTTCTGTGCAAGCTCGGTAAGAGTCATTCACTCACCCCCAGCAGAATCTTCGTAGCCTCCAGCTCCTGTTCGAGCTCAGCAAGGCGCTGCTCAAGCGTCTGCTTCTCATCCGGCTCGACGACGCTCTCGGCGGCCGCGATTTCAGCTTCGGTTGCGTCACGGTAAGTACCGTTTTCATAAATGCGCATATTGACCACTCCTATTATTACGTGTCATCCATACTGCCGTCTGGGTTGGATGGCTTGGGTTGTTTGCTTCTGTTAGCAGCGTCAGGATCCGAGTGTCGTTCCTCGTCGGTCATCTCTGGTCGGCCGCTTTCTTTCTCAGTAGACGTCTGGCCCTGTAGCGGTCGCGGCGCAAACACTTCGTCGGCACCGTTAGCTTTCTCTTCTTCACGCATAGCGCGTTCCCGTTCAAACGAATAGCCATGTGTCTTCATCATTGTCTGAGTAGACACTAAGCCCTGAGCCCAAAGCTCTTTACAGGTTTCGCGCATCGCTTTGCGGCCATCCATATCCAACGGCTTAAACTTGAACTCAGGAACCTGGCTGACGTTGTAGACATGAGATAAGGCAAGCTCTTCCTGAATGCAGACATTGATCTTATTCATGAGCTCGCAGATCTCGTCCCTCGCCGCGTCAATACGCTCGGCGGCCGTCTGCATAGACACCTGCGCCGAAGCGAACGTACTGCCGTCTTCGGAAATGCCGTTAACGATAATGCCGCTGATGCCTCCAGCGGAAAGGATGTCATTGTTGACATCCCGATATTTGTCAAACTGGAAAAGATCATCCAGCTTCGGCTGAACGACATGAGCTTCCGCAAGCTGATTCGTTACAGCTAAAGGAAAGTTAGACATAGCTCTTGAGAAAATCGAGCGCACATCAGTAAGCTCGGCAGCATCGGGAAGGATGTCACGTCCCTTTTGTTTGTCGCCATAAGTAATGTGAACAAACGAGCGGATGCCGAGGTTAAGGATTGCGTTTTCGTATTTAGAGATGAGTTCCTTTTTCGCGAGCGCCGGAAGACAAGCCGCGATAAAAGGAATGCTGTATCTCAGCCAGCCTTCCTTCGGAGCTTGAAGCACTTTCGTATACTTAGGATTGAGCTGGGCATACTGCTGCCCGGCGTTCAAAGCTTCCCGAATCTCAGGTGGATACCCCTCAAAGTAATGCTGGAGGTTATTGTCCTTGATCCAGTTTTCTTTAATAGCGTAGTTTTTAACACGCCATTCATTCAGAATCGTCTGGCAGTCAAAGTCAACGATCGGCTCGCCGTTCAGCATCGTGTCGCCGATTTTACAGAGATGCACAGGAAGAGTAATTGGCACGCCGTTTAGAATATAGACAAATACGTTAGCGTATTTCCAGTATTCCGTGGCGATGCTTTCAAGTTTCTCTCTGAGCCGAATCTTCTTGTAGTACTCTTCGTAGATTTTGTTCGTCTTGTCGTTCGTGCCAGATAATGTCCACGAAGACCCAACCGTATACGGAACGTATACGTGTTTGATGATACCATGCACGACAGAGTCAGCGTCGCTGTAATAGTCAGACAGCTGATACAAACTTACGATATTCCTTTGCTTGTTCCGCAAAATGCTGTCGTAATCATAGCCCGACAAGCTGCCGCTAAAAGTAATGTTAGAATTAGAAAACGACGAGTACTTGATAAAGTCATCTTCATCTTTCGCGCCGGTAACAACTTTTTGCTTGTTCTGCGTAGGAGGCTTTTCAACCGCAGCCTCTACCGGTTTCCGTCTTCGGAATCTGTCGAACCAGCCCATAGCCGCTCAACCTCCTTAAAAATAACTGACAAGCCCAACGCAGGGCTTGCCACGTTTATGACGTTTGACGCTATCTTTTTCAAGCTCGCTGATGTAGTCGTTGCCCATCGCGAGACTTGAGTAGCGGTCCTTGTGCATTGAGTTCCGCGGCGTGTCGTATAATACGTTGCCGCTTGCACCTACCTTGCTGACGATGTTACCCATCTCGAATTGCAAGGCGTCGGCTTCATAATATATTGCCTGCTCTTCTTTGCTCATCCGCTTTGAGGGATCATCTATTGCTTCCTGATCAGCGCGTATAATGCGCTGATTCACAGGGATCTCGATCGTACGCTTTTCTAAGGCGACGCGCAGGTTTGTGTAGATCCGCTGGTTCAAAGTCTGGACGGCGCGGAATGGATGCAACACAGGTAAAGCCGCCGAGTTCATGTTAGGAGTATCGTCTACAACAAGCGGAGGATACTCTTTTCCATTTATGTCGACCCACTCTTTGTCAAAGAACTTGTCTAAGCTGTCGCCTAAGCCACGAGCGTCGTAGATAATTTTTTCTGTATTTGGAAACTTTAAATGGTAAAGCTTGCGCAGCTCTTCAGCGAGTACATCCAAGCCTTTACCGTGGAAGCTTCGGATCAGGACAACCTTCCTTGCGTAAGTACCATCACTTCGCTCATTGAATTTGAGTACTGTGATAATAGAGTTGTCGGCGCCTTTTGCTTCAGACGTAGCTATGTCTAAAGATATAACATATCTCGATTTACTGTTCTTAGGCTGCTCGAGCTCAACCTTCTTCAACGTGCGGCAAGTCTGCGTCAGCTCGTACGGGAACGCTGAGTTCGTCGTCGCGCCAATAAACTTTGATCCGTATTCTTTATCAAATACGGACTGCGGCAACTCAGCTTTCTTCTTCATAAAGAAATCCATATCTGTAATTCCGTTAGCTGCCGCGGCACGGTAGTCTAAGGCGCAGGCGAACGCTCCAGGTTCGCCTCGCGCCATATCCTTAACGGTGCGCAAGAACGCATCGTAAAATGAGTTAGACTTTTCGCAGGCCGAAGTAATAGAAATCATTTTAGACGCGTAATCTTTGAACCCGTAGTTAAACGAGATGTCTCTACGATAGTTAAGGATAGGTGAAACGATTGCGTCTAATTCATCCTGGTCAACCTCGGGGATCTCGTCGACGATGACGATCTTGGCGCGCTGTCCGCGCATAGAGCGGACAGCAAAGCTTTCCATCTTGGATCCGTTCTTATAGGTCACTTTACCTTTGTCGCCGGAAAGCTGAACAAGATTGCGAGCGTTGTTTGCCTGCATCTCATTAGCGATATTCGGATTTTGCTCCGCCATCATCTTCAGCTTCTGGAAGATAAGCGTCGCTTGCTCCGCAGTGCCGGCACATACAGCAACGATAGTACCCGGATAAAGACAGCAGATAGAATGTGCGCATAAAGCCATGAGCCAAGTTTTGCCAGACCCGCGGCTTTCTACTGGCTTAATGTCTTCTCCGTTGCCGGTAGCTCTGGCAATAACATGCTGGTCGCGGGTCAGCTTATAAGGTGGAAACGCGTCTTCTATATAAAGATGTCTAAGTGAGTTCGATAAAAAATGACTTGCTCTTCAGCAACGTCCCAGTTCGTTATAACGCCTGGCTTTGACATCATGCGGCCACCACCTCCTTGCTACTGCTGATCAAGACCTAAAGCCTCAATAATGTATTTGAACTCTTCAAGCGTTTTGTCTACATCGTCCTTAGGCCACTCAATCTTTCGTGTACAAGGATGTCCGGATGTCTCAAGCTTCAGAGTCAGTTCCGACCAGGAACTCATGCCGGCATTTTCTCCAGGCTTGCGTTTGCATGCGGCAAAGTTACCAGACTTACTCAATAAGTCAAATTGAGAGATAGCGTCTTTAACGACGCTGTAATCGCACTTGCCGGCCATGAAATCATCCTGTGCTTTATCGGCTTGCAAGCTTGCCTTTGCGAGCTTGCGTGCGATGTCGCGAAGGTTAGTGTCAGAAAGATCAAAGTCTTCCTCAAGCCCGGCATAGTATTCTTCAAGGTATTCAAGCTCGTTAGGTTTAAAGTACCCGTTGAACTTGTGGCTGTACGTTTTGACATTAGGATCGGCTTCTTCTACGATCTGTCCATTTTCTTTCGCTTCCGCATAGGTAATCGTCTTGCCGTCTTCTCCGTTATCAATGTATTTGTAATAGGCGGCCACCCCCGCCGGCACTTGCTCACATGTAAGTTTTTCCAGTAGGATGCGTGTACGGTCATCGTTTGCTTTCTGATAAACCGTGTTGTTGGCGGCCAGCTTCTCAGCGCGTTCCTCGGCTTTCTGCCAGATACGATCATTCCATTCGCGATGGTTC